ATAATAGCCGTAGTCGCGGCCACAGCTATAGCCTACCTCATAAACTTAAAAAAGAAAAACGATGAATTAAAAGATTCTGTATCAGGAATAAAAAAAGTAAATGAAGAGACCAATAAATCATTTATTCAACAAGAATCGAAGATACGTGCTTTGACTGCTGTCATCAATGATAATGGAATTGCGCTTGATGTTCGTCGAAAGGCTTTAAATGATCTAAAAGAAATCATTCCAGACTACAATGCCAAACTAACCGATGAAGGAACATTAACGAAAAACAATACAGACGCAATCAAAGATTACCTGGTACAACTTGAAAAGCAAATCAAGTTAAAAGCAGCACAGCAAGAACTTGAAAATCTTTATGCCCAGAAACGTACACTGGAAAAAGATGAAGAAACCCAAAGTGATCAATATTGGAAGATTCGCCAAACCAATACCTTACAAGGATATAATCGGAATAGCCTTACAGCTAAAATTTCCAGACTTTTTGGCACAGAAAAAGAAGGAAAAGCTTTAGAAACTCTTAATGAAACGCGAAAAAATTTATCCTCAATTTCTGAGAAAATAGATGAAATAACCAAAGAGATAGGCGAATCAGCTTTAGCCATAGAGGAGGTCAACAAAGCGAATGAAGAAACTACAAATAACAAAATAACAACTCCCGTAATTGATGAAGAGAAAGCCAAATCCCTTCTTAAAAAGAGGCTTGAAGAAGAAGCCAAGCTCTACTCTCAACACCAGTCGGAACTCAAAGAAGCCTATCTCAAACGCCAGGACGAAACCTTGCAAACCGAACAGCAGTTCAATAACCGGATGGAAACCCTCGAATTAGAACATCAGCAACGTATCATTAATATAGCCGGTGCAAAAAGTAAAGAAGGTATTGATGCCCAAAATCGAATCAACGATATCAAAATTAAGCAGCAAAAAGAGCAGATGAACCGACAGCTCGCTGAAGAAAAGACACTTTATGAAAACCAACAAAAGGACCTAAAACTTCTCTATGTTTCCGGTAAGGATGAAAATCTGAAAACAGAGAAAGAGTACAATGAAGCAATGGAGCACCTCACTATCATGCACCTGGAACGTGTTCTCAAAATTGCTAATCTCGACGCTGATCAACAGCGCACCATTGAACAACAACTACTCGACTTTAAAGTAAAATGTCTTCAAGATGAAGAAAAAGAGCGGAAGAAACTTGAAGATGCCGCTCAAAAGAAAAAAGACGAACTGGCCAGGAAGGAGAAACAAAGGCTCACTGAACAGGCACAACAGTACCGGCAATACGGTGAACAGATCGGCGATACCCTCGGACAAATGATATCAGGTCAAGAAAATGCCTTGCAGAACTTTGCTGATACCATGCTCGATATCCTATTCGATGTACTGAGCCAGATGATTGATATTGAAATAGCCAAGGCCACGGGTGTAGCCGTCGGAGCTGTAGCCCGTTCTGCTGCCGAAGCCTATGCCATGCCCGACTCTGTTGCAACCTTTGGAGCAACCGGTGCAGCCCGTGCCGCAGTTCTCTCCGGACTGATCATGGGAGCATTGGCCGCTGCAAAATCAACGCTCAAAGGATTGATTAAGGGGGGGAGTTCTTCCACTTCCGCAACCGATAACAATACCGACAGTACCAAAACTGCTCAGGTACAAGTCAAGCAATGGGCATCCGGCAGATACGATGTCATTGGTGAAGATGATGGCCGGACCTATCGGGATGTTCCCTACATAGGTGATTCACCGACCGGAATCGTCCGCCGTACCTCATTGATATCCGAATCCGGAGCAGAATTAATCATCAATGCCGAAGATCTTTCCCGTCTCCAGCACCACATTAATTACCCCATTGTCGTACAGGCTATTCAGGATGCCCGCAGTGGCCGACTTCCCCAGCGTGCTGAAGGCAATTACGATCCGATCCGTAACAGTACTTCCCGTATCTCTCAGACAACTTCTTCACCGACAGATAAGGAAGCAAACTTGGCTCAACTGATCAAAGAGTTACATGCACTGATTGAGAAACTTAAATACCTCAAAGCATACATCGTGCTTCGCGAGCTCAACGAAGCACAAGAATTAGCAGATAAATCAAAGGAACCATTCACCCGTAAAAAACAATAATACATGTCACTCAAGATAAAAAATCAATTAGGAATATTCGATCTTCAAAACGATTTCAGCATCGAGATCGAAGACACCTCCCCTATTTACAACGAACGTGGTTCACAATCCGTACCTGCCACGCTTCCTGCCTCCCGAAACAACCTTTCACTGATCACCCATGTCCATCGTCCGGATAGTACCTACTCCCCTGCCCCGGATACCCGTGTCACCGTCTCCGATGGTGTCTACAACCGAATAGGTAAGATGAACATCACACAAGCCTCCAAATCCGGAGGAATCGTATCCAATATAGGTTTTGACGAGTCTGAACTTTACTCGGAATGGAATGCTGTTTCACTCCGTTCCCTCTCTGCTCCGGTTATTCGTCCCGAAGGAGGAACAACCGGAGTCATCAGCCTGCTCAATTCTATTATGAATGAAACAATCGTAGACGATGCTCTTTCCGTTTTTCCCATTTGTGTGTCCATGCCATCACATACAACGACCGTGGACGATACGGAAACTACCACCTACTACCCGGAATACATCAACAAGATAGCTAAATCGGAGAATGGTAGCTATTTCCTTCAGGGAGCTGCCAGACAGGAAACATTCCTTATCAATAACGAACCCGTCCTTACTTCCGTTCCCGAAGGTTATGCCATCAGCCCATTTTTAAAGGTGTCTTGGATACTCAATTTTATATTCGTCCGGTACGGTTATACGGTCCTTGAAAATCCATTTTCAACCCACCGTCAACTCTCCCGTCTGGTAGTTCTGAACAACATGGCCGACAGCATAGTCAAGGGTTTCATTGATTACTCTGACCTTCTACCCGATTGCACGATTAACGAGTTCCTGCAAGCCCTCTACTGCCGCTTTGGTATGGTGTATTTTGTCGATGGAAAAAATAAAACCGTTAATCTCAAATTTATCAAAGATATCATCTCAGCTACGCCCTCACTGAATTGGTCCCTGCTCAAGTCGGCCTGTCCTGTCATTAACTACGCCGCTGCACAGCAACTCAAGCTCTCCGCATCGACCAATATCTCCGGTCCTTATACCAATTTAGTAGCTGCTCCTACCAGCGATTCACTCGACAAATTTCTCAAACCTTTTGGGCATGTCTTGTCAAATAACACAGCAAAAGGGTATCTCACTTATTCCTTATGGGATGGATTTTATTACGTCCGCAACAATCTGACCGGAATTCGTGAAGCCCGTAGCTCTGACTTCTTTCCCTGGGATAAAGGTGCGGACATTAGCTATATGGAGATATCCTCTATTGATGAATGCCTGCCGATGAAAGGTTCTTACCCCGATGACCAACCGGTTTGTCCTGCCTATCTCCTTGGAAAAGTACACAAATATACCAATATCTCCAGCGCCAGCGTAGAACTGGCAGAGGAGCAAAACACCCAAACTCCTCTATGCTTTTGCTTTTCCATGCCCCGTGCATCCACTCCCTACCCCTATGGATCGCCAAGATGTTACACACCCGGCGGTGAAGCTATTGTCATCAACGGTCACACGTTCGATATCTCCATGACCTTTATTGGTGATAATGGCCTGTTCTCCCGTTTTTGGAAGGGATTTGACGCTATTCTCCGACATTCCAATCATACGGTTGAAGTTCCCGTACACTTGAATCCAATTCAATTACTCAATATTGATTTCAGTCAAACGATCAATATAGATGGTCAACGATTACTGCTTGATACAGTGCGCTATACATTACCTAAACTTCTTTCACGTCCGGCTATTGTCCGTTTTCGTACCCTTCGTCTCCTGATTCCTGTCGGGAAAACCGATTTAGATTTGGATGCAGAGCAAGGAATACAAACGATTGAGCAACTCTACAAATGGGCGTTTCACAATAATCGTGAAAACATAGTAGAACTCAAGATACGGGCACAAGTCGAGGAGTGGAAGAAGGCTATTACCCCACCGGCGCAATGGCTCGGAGTGCTACGTAAAAACGAGGTAAGTGATCAGGTTTCGGATATTGAGATACCGTTTACTGTACCGACTCAAGAAGATTATGAAGCTGGCAAAGAGTTCTTCATCAAAGAAATCAATTACAGTTTCGACCTTTACTATAAGGTCCGGGTTCCCAATGGTCAGACATCTCAAGGTGATATCATCTGGAAAGATAAAGAATACGGAGGCGTACACTATGCCATTACTTACGGGCTTTCCGTTAAAGCAGAACTGCTTTAGTTGTCCTTTGCCGCACATGATCAAAACATCATATTTGCAACATGAATGACGATAAGACCATCACAGCAGCAATTGAGACAAGCAATGTAACTGCATTGCTTGCCGCTTACCGGAAATTTACAAGTTCCTCCGGGGCTACAACCGATGAATTTTTCCGTTTCATCACCACCCCCACTCCGGAACGGGAAGAGTTCCTGGCATTGTATTGCTCTGCGACCTCTTCTGTGTCCGGTACCATTATACAAACTAATTACAATGCACTATGAGTTTAACAGCAAACATATATCCGTCTACAATCGCTTTAGCCGGAAATCCCATCAAGCTGACTATAAACTCCAGTTCAGTAGTCAGCTACATTATTCGTCAGGCCGACCGCACCATCTTTTCCGGAAGTGGTGAAGGTGAGTTCTCTGTTTTTCTTCAGGATATCCTTTCAGGTATTCTCAGTCCCAAACATCTGCTTAACGAATCCACTGATATATTACTGGCCGATTCTACTTCAGCTACAGATATTGCCATTAGTGTCCAAAACACCCAGGGAGAAACTAAAACTCTTTCTCTGAAAGCAGTTATCGGAGGCATCAGCAAGCGGCTATTACGCCGTCTGTTAGATGAAAATAGCAATATATTCACTTGGAAGCTGCTCAATTCATCGGTCAATTTCTTCAAAACCACCCGTACCAACGGGCGGATCATCACCATCCGAGAAACCGAACTCCTACCTATTCCTTTCCTTTATCCGGATGGTGCATTAAAAATAGTTGCAGCCGGCATTGAAACCTCTTTGTCCGGAACAGCCGGACAGCCGGTAGCCCTTAACCTATATCGGCTCCGGCAAAAACTGTTTCAAACTAATCAAAAGTTAGCTTCTGTTTTCGATATCTATTCCGGATCAACCAAAAGTTGTACTATTGTCATCACTTCCGGAACAGTATCCCGTGAGCGTTATTTACTTGAATTTCTCAACTCCTATGGAGCCTATGAACGCATTGAAGTCACCGGTATCGGTAACATCGAGTCTGAAATTGAGTCCGACTCCACTTATCAGATTTACGATGAAAGCATTGATGATTATATCGAGGCCCGCGAGCGACAGTCTGCCCGTGACAAGCTTCAGGTCGAATCAGGATATCGCAATACCGAAGAACTTGTGCATTTAATGGATATGCTTGCTTCCGATGAAATAAAGATACTCGGACTTTCCGGACGAAACATCAGGGTAAATGCCGTAGCTGACAACCTCACCCATGCCATACGCTCCACTGTACCAGAAAGCATTAAAATGACTCTTCATTTCGTTGACTCCGATGTTCGCTACACCGGATCACTTTCAGAGGACGAAATAGGAAACCCCCGTATACATACCGAACAGTTCACACCTCAATTTAATTGATATGGCCGATCAGCAACAAATTATAGATGAACTCATTGACTACATTGACAAAGCAGTACTCAAGCACAGTGTCTCTAACCGGCATGTGGCAGAAGTGCTATACTGGTTGAATGAAGGATTAAAGAAAGTTTCTACTGATGGTTTAAAAGATATCTTTATCAGTAAAAAGCAGATAGACGAAACCAATTTTTTACTTCGTCTTCTGGGAGGTGTCGAATTTAGCAGCGGGGATGATCCCTACAGAATCACGCAAAAAGGCGAAGCTTTCCTAAAAAAGTTAACTTTAAATGGTGGTCTGATAGAATATGATCCGACCGAAAGAGTTTGGAAACTGAACGGTAATATGCTGATCTCAGGTAACATTACTTTCGGTTGGGACAATGGCACATACACCGCACCAACTCTTCTCGACCTACTCCCTTACGACCCGACTACCCTGTCAAAAGAGGGCGGCCGACTGTCTGTGATCAATGTCGGTTCTGACTTTGATGAATTGGCCATGTGGGGCGTCCTCAGTAAAGAAGGTGTTCAGCAGATCGACAAGTCACATTTGTCCGGTGCTCTTGCCGGATATGCGACAGAGAAATTTGTCACAGATAAAGGCTATATCACTTCCTCCGCTCTTACCGGCTACGCTACGGAGACTTTCGTCAGAGAGAACTTTGTAACCCTTGCCGGTGCCCAGGAGATTACCGGTGAAAAAGATTTCACCGGCGGACTGAAAGTGAACGGTGGCCTGCTCGATTACGATCCGACCGAAAGAGTTTGGAAACTGAACGGTAATATGCTGATCTCAGGTAATATCACTTTCGGCTGGGACAATGGAACATACACAGCTCCGACCCTTCTTGATCTGTTGCCTTATGATCCGGCTACCCTGTCAAAAGAGGGTGGCCGGCTGTCAGTAATCGGCAGTGCCGGTTCAAGCTTCGACGAATCCTCCATGTGGACCGCACTCTTGAAAAGTGGTTCTCAACAGATCGACAAGTCACATCTGGATACAGCTCTTGCCGGATATGCAACAGAGAACTTTGTACATACGAACCTTAATGCCCTGAAAGGAACCGGTCTTCCAACTACGGAAGGATATCGCAATGTTACAGAGATAGCCAATACCCTGCTTACCTTTCTCACCGGATCAGATACCGACTCGACAATCAACAAATGGAAGGAACTTGAAGCGTTCCTGGCCGGATTCTCCGAAACGGATACCCTTGCTACTGCTCTATCTGTCAAAGCGGATAAAACCCGTAGCATTATTACCGGCACCGGTCTTTCCGGGGGTGGTGATTTGTCTGCGGATCGTACCTTGTCCCTTTCTCCTTCCGGAATAAAGGCCGGTACATACACTAAGCTCACCGTTGACGCTTATGGTCGTGCAACGTCCGCATCAGGGTTGATAGCCTCTGATATCCCCACTTTAGAGATTAGCAAAATCAATGGTTTACAGGATCGTTTGAATACCTTCGTCACCCTTGCCGGTGCTCAGGAGATTACCGGTGAAAAGAATTTCACCGGCGGTCTGAAGGTAAACGGTGGCCTGCTCGATTACGATCCGACACATAAAGTCTGGAAACTGGATGGTAACCTGTTGATCACAGGTAGCACAACCTGGAATGCGGTGGGCGATTATACTGCTCCGACCCTTCTCGACCTGCTACCTTATGACCCGGCCACTCTGTCGAAAGAAGGTGGCAAACTTTCCGTTATCGGTGGCGGTGGAAGTGGCGGTGGTGGAAACATAATGTTGAATGGCACACTCTATGAAGCGGCTAACGGAGTCATCACACTGCCTGATTTATATCAGAAAACACCTAATGGAACCGCATCACAATTTCTCAAAGCTGATGGTAGTCTGGATTCCAACCTTTATGCATTAGCGTATGGTGGTGACCAAAACAGTATTCAGTATTCAAGTAAATCTAATTACTTAAGAGTTATTGATAGAAGAAATGACACAATACTTCCAACCTCT